GCAGCTTACGAGGGGATGTACGGTAAGAAAGGCAAGGAACCTTCCCCGCTCGATCAGGTGCTTGGATCGCTCGGCGCCGGTGGAGCTGCGGCTGGCACGGTTGCTGGCGTGCTGGCAGCGAAGGCTGCGGTGGACGCACTCATCAAAGGCGTCACAGACGCAGTCAGGGGCGCCATCGCATCTGGCGGCGTGTTCGCTGGCGAGATAGCGTCTGCATCAGACGATCCATCGAGGCCGATCGCAGCGGTAGGGCAAGCCGCCACGAACGCTGCGGACGGGTTGAACAAGATAGCGCCCGGCGCCGGCATAGTAGTCGGTGCCCTTGGAGAGATGGCGAGCGCGCTTGCGTCGGTGATGCAAGCGTTGGATCGCACCGCTGATCGGTACAGCGAGTACAGCCCCGCTATCGCTCAAGCGCAGGCGATCGCAGAAGTGCGCCAAGTGATGGGCGATATGCGTCGCTCCCGCGAGATCGGCCCGGAGTTCGTGCGCTACATACAGGCGCGCACCGATCTGCAGCAGCAGTTTGAAGACATCAAAGTTAGGATGCTCCAGCAGCTGCTTCCGTTGGTAGTTTCGATCATGGAAAGATTGTCAGTCATCGCTGAAGTGGCGCCTCGCGCTGTTGCGCCGCTCAGCTCCATGGGCCGCGTCATGGCTGGCGACATAGTCGGCCCACTGAGAACTATGATTCGGCTGCAGCAACAGATGCTCGACAAATCGAGCGATCAAATGGCGCACGATCCAACCGACGTGATCCTGCAGAATCTTGTAACGGTGCCATCGCTGTGACAGTTCAAACGTTCAACTTCACAACCGGCGCGTGCATGCTCCAAGACGTGGGTGTCTTGAGCTACAATAATTGCTCGTTCTCGCCCCTGTACATAACGAATGTGTCCGGTCGAGTGGTGCACGACAACGCTAACCGCACCACAAAAATCCTCGAACTGACCATAGAAGTCGACGGCTATGTTACAGTGCCCACTAGCGGCACCACGATCGCTCCGACGATGGCAAACCTGTACACGCTGCTGACGGCGCAGGGTGGAGCGTTGACGTACCGTGGACGCGGGTTCGACATCGTTGTCAACGCGATTGGAGTCGGCCAGGGCGCCAACGGTTTGCAAGACGTGGCGTGGGGTCCTGTCCCTGATATGTTGGATTTTCAGCCTTTAGGCGGCGGCCTATCGGCGAAAGTGGTGTGGAAGGTGACGACGCGTGTACCGTTCACTCCGCGAGCGATGCAGCACAGCGGCATCGCTGCTCTGCCGATACTGCAGTTCAATTACGAGACATCTGTAACGTACGACGATCGAGGGTACTCGACTCTCAAGATCGACGGCACAACTGAAGTGGCGATGACAAGGGTTCCAAACCAGTCCACTCGAACTCTCAGTTTTACAGTCGATGATATACGGAATATACTCGACACTCGAATCTTCGCAGGCATCGATTACACTCGGTACAAGGTTTCGCAGCGCGAATTTAACGTGTCGCGCGACAAGCGCACAATGGAGTGGCACATAACGGTCGAAGAGTTGAAGTACATGGACTTGCCGCTCTACTGCACCGACGCTCAGGGCACGTACAGCTTCCGACCCGCGAGAGCGGGAGCTGGCCTCACGCTATGGTTGTGCACGCTTAGAGCGTCGTACACAGTGCGCGCCGACGAACCGAGGCGCATAGCGTGGTTGGCGTTCTTGGCGTTGTTGCGCGAAAAGATGCGGTTCTCCGCGCTGGCGCAGGCGTCGATAATCGCGCCGCAGAACCCGGTGCCTAATGGGACGGATATACGACCGTGGGTGCTTCCGCCGTTCAATCAGAACATCGAACCAGTTAGGTTTTGGGGTCAAGCGCTGAAAGACCAGACGAAGGTCATCGGCAAGTTCGCTAAGATGTTTGCGACGCTGATTGACTTCGGAGGGGAGGAGGGTTTGTACAAGAACAGCGACACATCCAATTTCTACGCGACGTGGCGCTTGACAGCGCCGTTCGACACCATACTCGCAGCGAGCGGCTTGTGGCAGAAAGTGCCGGAGAAAGACGCGCAAGGTAACAGGCTGTGGAGCGCGTCTGTAGCGACCGTCAACAAGTCGCACTCTTGGACAGCTGGTCAGCTTGACCCTCGGTTGGACGTCATCGTGGATTTTGGAGGAGGGTGAGATGGCGTTCCGCAACGACAACGCAGTTTTTGGGCTAGCTCCAAACGGTCAATACCAGGTAGGTAAATCCAACTACGATTCCGGTTCGCAGCCCGAATCCGGCCAACTGATACCGTACGCGGCTGCGCCGTCCGGTTCGTACATGTACTTCGAGTGCACGGTCGGTCAGATGCTGGACAGCGGCATCGTAGTCCACAGTCGATTGCCGCAAGTGAACAAGGCGCCTGACACTCTGTCTTCCGCGTTCTTGGACGACCCTAATCTCGACACGTACACCGCACTTGGCGTCAATCTGAAGTGCCAAGATCAGTACGCAGATATTGTTCAGCGCATGGGGCACTCTCGGTACTGGTTCCGGCTGTGGGGCGAAGCGATACGCATAGGTTTCCAGGTGCCCATACCGGGCATCAAAGTCATCGGCGGCGTGCCCGCTGTACCGTACGACAAGAACCCGCAGTGGGCGTTCAACCGCATCGCGCCCGGTGGCAACTACAGCGGCATCATAATGTGGCATGCGGCGTGGTCGCTGTGGTACACGACTGCAGTGCCGCCAACCAGCAACACGTTCCCAGCGGCGGATCCGTCCGCGCACATATCGGTCGCTACTCCGCAGTCGCAAGGGTACCAAGCGCCGTTCAGCGCCGTGGATGACAACGCTATCAACTACAAGCCAAGCGGGGTGCCATGAACACCAACGGAGAAAACAGGATCGCAGAACTGCTGGAAGACGACCCGACCGTTGGGTACCGCCCGCAGATGCCGCTCGAGTCGATGTGGCTCACAGGCAGCGACATGCCGCAAATCACGCTGCGTCGAGACCTCGAATTTATGCAGTACCATCCGGCTGTTGCTACCGGTTTGGAGTACTACAAATCAGGCATCGCTGGAGCGGAGTTCTGGGGTGGCCCCGACCATGTCAACCCCGCTAACGACAGAGGGAAACCGATCAGCCCCGATCAGCGCGTCGCAGAGTTCGTGCTCGCGCACTGCGAACGCTTTTGGCAGCGCGGCATGCCGCTGATGCAGGAGGGGTACCCGTACGGATGGGCTCCCGGTCAGCACATGTACAGGGAGATAAACGGGCTCTTTGTGTGGGACCACATGAAGAGTTTCCACCCCGGCGATGGCTACATACTCACGCTCAACAACCAGCCGATCGGCGTGCGCATCGAGGGCGTCCGCAACAAAAAGCCGGTAGACTTGTGGTTAGCGACCGAGGATATACCGGCGAAAGCGTCGTGGTACCCTCACAAGCCGAAATTCGGCAACTTCTACGGCCGCTCTCAGCTCATGGGCGCGTGGAGGCCGTGGAGGCGCTTGGCGTGGAGGGACGCCGCAGAGCAAGTGTCCGACGCAGCTGTGTACCGCGCTGGTTACCGCGGCCCCATCGTCTACCACCCACTCGAAGACATGCAGACTGCGATGCAGGGTGTGCCAGCCACAAAAGCTGACGGGCTTGGTAATCCGAGGAGGGCTGCTAGGGACGTCGCGAGGCAGGTTGTGGAGTGGGCGAAGGCTGGCGCCGGCATCACGATGTCCAGTCAGAACTACCCGCAAGCGATGGGCGGAGGCCCTAAGTGGCGCATCGATTGGCCCGATCACGTCATGGATGTGCGCCCGCTGATCGACTACAGTAAATACCTCGAGGATCAGATATTCTACGGCATCGGTGTGCCTCCAGAACTCATCAAAGCTGGCGGCACCGGCAGCGGGTACAGCGGCAGAAGCATACCTCGAGACGCGTTCCTCGATGGGCAGCAGCGCGTGGCGGACGCGATGCTTCAGCTGTTCGTGGAGCAGGTCGTGAAGCCGCTTGTGCGGTGGAACTTCGGCGATGTCATGTTCGAAGTGTCCTGCAAATCGCTGCTGAAGAGCCAATCGGACGACAAGCAAGGCGAGCAACCGATGCCGCAGGAGCAAGCGCCGCCTTCAGCCCCTATGCCGCCGGAGATTCCGATGGGCGTTGACGACATCATTGGGCGGGTGCTGAGGAGGATGTAGTGGACAACAGGCGCGTCTTACAACTGTGCCTCGAGGAGTCGAAGGGCAACGTGGCTCTCGCGCTCGCCGCTGCGGAGCGCATACTGCAGCCCAAACCCAGCATGGCGTTCGCGTTCGACATAGAGAACCGGCAAGCGCAAAGCGTGCTCAATCGCGCGTTGAAAGTCGCGAAGAAGTTGAGCGCGGATGCGAAGCGCGAACTCGCGTCGGTGCGCACAGTCAAAGACGTTAAAGCGTTTGTGAATAAGTACAGAGTCCAGCTGTCGAAATTGCTAACGTCGACGCAGATTTCTTCGCTCCTCGAAGGCGCACAAGATGTAGCGAAGGGTGTGCCGCGCGATGTGCCGATAGAAGGGTTGTCGATCAAAGAGCAAGAGAAGATACTCAACCTCAAAGACGACGTCGCTGAAATGCCGGAAATAGAGCCGGATGTGCACTATCCGGCTATCGAGGAGGCAGTCAGGACGCTCGCTAAGAAGAAGTTAATTCTCCCGAAAAAGCTGTCGGAAGCTGTGAAGGAGAGAGCCGATGCAGCAGCGGACGCGGACGCTGAAGACGCGGAACTTAAGATCAAGGAAGCGTTATCCAAGCACACTGGCGATTACGAAGCGTTCAAATCGGAAGTATTGGACGCTGTGGACTCGGGTACGTTCATGTCGAACGCCCATCTCGAAACACTGTTCCGCACCAACGTGCAATCCGCGTTCTCCGACGGGCAGATGGCAGTCCTTCAGCACCCGTTGATCCGCTCTGGATTCCCGTACTCTTCGTACGATTCCATACACGACAACAGAGTGCGCCCCGAGCACCGCAAGTTGGACACCCTCGGCATAGGTGGGACGAACGTCTACAGGAACGATGACCCGGTGTTCAAGACGTTCCGACCGCCCTGGGATTTCAACTGCAGATGCTCATGGACGCCGATGACTGTGCGGCAAGCTGCAGAAGCGGGCGTTGGGGAAGCGAAAGAGTGGCTCGAAACTGGCGTGGAACCATCCCCTCCGTCTTTCGTAGACGCTCCGCCCTTCGAACCGCCAGCGGATTTCGTGCGGTCGTTGCCGATGTCAGTAAGGTTGTCTATATCGCCGCTCAAAGAAGTGGACGATATGGAGCTGCTGTATGGCGGTGTCGACGTCGGCCACACCGGAAGCAACGCGTTCGATCCGACGCTTGTGAAGCGAATCACGAAGGTGGAGCGCAGAGCGAAGAAGATGCGCGTGCATAAAAAGCGCAAGAAGAAGTGGATCGCTCTGGGAGGCCAACCTGGCAAAGGCAGCAAGGGAGAGTGGATCACTATCGGCGGTCACCCCGACGCGGAGAAAGGCACGAAGCATTCCGGCGGCTTTCGAGTGATGGTCGACAGCGAAGGTAACATCAAGAAGGGCGGTCGCGGGCTCAAAGGGACGAACGTAAAGAACGCCAAAAAGAACTTGGAGAAACTCCATGGAAGAGAATCTGACTCAAGACCAGATCGAGGAGAAGCAGGCGGAACACCTCCTCGAAAAATTAAAGGGGATAGCCATGGAGTGGCGCCAAAAGCTGAAAGACCCGCTGGTGCAGCGCCTCGTGAGGAGCGGGAAGATACGGATCGACCCGTTAGTGCTGAGTCTTCTGCGATCAATGCCAGAATCGACCGCTACGCCGACGTCTTCAAGCGCAAAGGAAACGACACAGCCGCCGATTGGATGAAGGAGCTGAAAGAGCACATCAGCAGATTAGGTCCAGAAGAGGCGCTCGCTGCGCTCGGCAAGGAGAAGGCTGGCGAAGCGACGCCAACGCAGTACGAGGGTGGTTACGACTACTTGACGGAAGGCGGCAAAGACGCCGACTTCGTCAAATCGTACCTCGCTAAGGCGGGCATATCGCTCGTCACGCCCACGTCTCCGTTCGACCCCAACTCTCCGCTTGTGTCCTCGTTTAGCAAGAAGAACCTCGAGGCGTTGGGCAGAGAGGGCAGAGAGCTCCCTGGCAATGTGGTGCCGACCGATCAAACGTTCAAGAACAAGCTTGAAGAGTCGCAGCATTTGCCAGGCCTCGAGACATCCGCAGATGTGAACGACGTTAACGGCGCGACTGTGACGAACTTCACGCCCGACGTGATAAAGAAGTTCGACGAGAAGTACGGCAAGGGCGGCTGGATCGTCAAGAGCTACGGCGATGAAGCGTACGCTGGTTACGGCGTATTTTTCCCTCAACGCATCAAGCAGATTCAGCAGGATGCGAAGGCTGTAATCGACGATTCGAAGTACTATCTCAACGAGAAAGGCTACAAGCTAGCGAGGGACGACAGTGGAACGGTGATAGGCATCACGAAAGGTAAGCAGACGGTGCACTTCGGCACCCCTGAGATGGACGCGCTGCCGAAGCAGGTGCAGACGCTCGCGAAGAAAGTTCAGCAAGCAGCGCCGTCTGAAAAGGGCACTAGACTCCCGATGTCGCCAGAGCAGGCGCTTCAGAACGATTACGGCATCACTTTCACTCGAGGTGCGGATGGGGTGCCGAACGGAGTCACGAATTGGGACGGCAAGACATATGCGTTCGACAGCCCGCAATTGGAGAAGTTAAGTAAGCAAGATGGCGGCGCTCTTGGCTACGCTCTTGGGCGCGCTCAGGAAGCTGACGAGTGGAGAAGGCAGGGGTTTCAAACTGAACCGAAATTCATGGTTCAACCAGCCTTCAAAGCAGTCGGTGTGAGCGACTTCGATCGCGCGATGGGCAACACATGGGAGACTGCGAAGGAAGGCCGAGTGCACGCCATCACGAAGGATGGCAAAGCTTCCGCCGTGCCGTACGCCACCCTCGTAGGGCGTGGCGACGATCTACCAGCCGTCTTCGCATCCGAAGACAGCAGAGCGATGGAAAAGGCTGTCGAAGACGCGATCAACCAGCTGCCTGAGAGCGAGCGCACTGGGCAGATTTACGCGCCAGACGTCGTCAAAACGAAGGACGGTTGGAAGGTGCTCGAACTGAACCCGAGCGCCGAAGGCGGCGGATCAGATTGGCTCGGGCGCAACCCGTTCGTCATGGATGCGCTGGTATCTCACGTTGCAGGCCGGGACCCGATGCATGTTCAGTTCATACGCAAACTGCTATCGGAGCAAGGCGTCAAGAAGAGCCCGCAGCAGGTGACGCCGACTGTCAAAGAACCGAGCACAATTAAGGGTGGAGCAGCGCCTGCGCCTGCGCCTGCGCCTGCGCCTGCGCCTGCGCCTGCGCCTGCGCCTGCGCCTGCGCCTGCGCCAACGTCAGTTAATTCAGCGATGAAATCGGCTAAACCGCGTGGCGAAGTGAAGACTGAAGGCATGGCAAACGCGGAGAAGATGACTGGTACAAAATTTGGCGACACAGACGTGTCTTGGACGGATGCGACTGCAGAGCACGCCGCTAGAACGATGGAAGCTATACACGGTGCCAACCCTTTGCCGAAAGGTTTAACGAAAGCTACGAAACAGTTAGTGTTTTCGAACCAGGACAATCAGCACGACGAATTCTGGAACAAAAAGTTAGGCACTAACACGCTATCGTTAGCTGCCGGTGGTGATGGCACTATCACCTTATTCCACTCGTCTAAAGCTGGTAAAGATTTGCGCGGATTAATGGCGCACGAAATGGCTCATAACATGGCGCAGCAGGTGTGGGGCGACATGAACCCACCCTCATACAGCGCGTACGGCAAAGCGCAGAAGAAGGAAGGTCCAGTTTCAGAGTATGGCAAAACGCACCCATCTGAAGACTGGGCTGAAGCAGTTATGCTGTACACAACGGATGAGAACAGCTTCAAGGAGAAGTTTCCGCTGAAGCATAAAGCTATCAAGATGATGATGGATAAGTTCGAGAACGAGGATTACGACGTCGTATGAAAACCATCAATGGACCTATACCTGGTGGCGGAGCTAAAGCGATCGTCGTGTTTTACGATAGCGCTATGCATCCAGCAGAAGAGAGCGGAGCTAGCTTCGCGAAGATCGTAGTCCTCGATGGATCCGGCAAAGAGCTGCGTCGTAACTACGTTCAACTTGGCAAAGA